AAACTGGAACATGGCCTTTGATGATGAAGATTAAGGTACAAGCTGACGCGCAACTCGTTGAGCCAGAAGAGGACGAAGACGGCGAAGAAGAGACTGAAGAAGTCGTAAATGGCTGAAATACAGTTTCAGATGCACCCACTGCCGTCAGTGTTTCTGATGGAGTTGGACATCCCGACAGAGTTTGTTGATTCGTGTAACGACTACCTTGATGAGCTAGTCACGCAAGAGAATAAGGTTAGCGCAGCGCATACGCTGGTTGGTCAGATCAAGACAGGTGAGCAGCTTGTTATGGATCACGAAGATTCAAGGCTTGCACCGTTTTCTAGGTTCTTGTGTGAGATGGGCGTGACGTATGTTAACCAGTTCATGGCTCAATCTGGTCAGTCGCTGGACGGCAACAGAAATGTCGAAATGGATGAGCTATGGTCAGTCCACAGTTATGAGGGTGATTACAACCCGATACATGACCACGGTACGAAGACGGTGATGGGTATTAGCTGCACGACATGGACTAAGGTGCCGCCACAGATAGTGCAGGGGCCAAGGCCGGGATCGCAAGAATACGGTCTGTACAATGCCTCTGGCGAGAGTGATGGCTGTTTGTGCTTCAACTACGGACAGTCGAGCACATGGGATAGAGAACGGCTCAAGCCTACGCAGAACGTCGTAGTCAGGCCGCAGGTGGGACGGTTATATATGTTCCCATCGTGGATGCAGCACATGGTCTATCCGTTTCAGGGGGAAGGCGAGCGAAGAACAGTAGCCGCCAATATCAATTGTTTTCCTGTCGAGGGTGAGCAAGATGGACATAAACATTAGTGATACTGCTCAGATTAGTTGGAAGCAGATAGCGGTACAAAAGCAAGAGCGGTTAAGAACAGGCGCTGAAGGCGAGACTGTGCGCGAGGCGGTAGAAACAATTATACCGACTATGTACACCAAAGAAGGTAACAAGGTAGAAGCGCAGCCACTAGCGCCTACCCAGAGAGTAAACATAAGCGTTTAGGAGATTATGAATGGAGTTACTAGCTAACGCACTAATCACGATCACGTCTGTGGTCACTATCGCAAGCCTTGTGGCTGCAAGCACACCGACACCGATTGATGATGGGTGGATCAAGAAGCTGTATGGCTACCTTGATTTGTTGGCCTTAAACGTCGGTAAGGCGAAAGACAAGTGACACCCTCCGAGAAAGCAATCGCAAGTCTCGAAGCGCACGAAAGGGAGTGCGCGGTTCGGTACGAGTCCATCGAAAGGCGTCTTGACTCTGGCAGCAAGCGATTTGATCGCCTTGAAATGATGATCTGGGGAGTTTACGCCACGGTCATCGTCGCGGTAGCTTTGCCTCAACTATTTGCCTAACAGGTTTGTTAAGCCATGGTGATTGAATCAATCGCAGCGGCCTCCGCAACCTTGTCGGCTATAAACGGCCTGATCTCTCAGGTTAACGAGACGGGGCAAGGTGTCCATCAAGTGATGGGCATGATCTCCGATTTTGGAGAAGGCATCACTGAATTTGAGGCTAGGCGGCGTCAAAGCACGTTCAAGCCGCTCACTCAGAATGAAATCTTGAAGCTGCAAATGCTAAAGAGGCAATATGACCGGCATTGGCAGTCAGTCCATGACCTCTTATTGGTGGCAGATCCCAAGCTCCTCGATGACTTCAAGGCCGCAAAAAAGCAGCAAGAGCTTGATAGACAAGCGCATTTAAAGATGATTGCTCAAAAGGCCAAAGCCCGACGACATTTGATTAACCAGATACTTGTAGGGGCTACGACGTTGATCCTTGGCGGGGCCATAGTCGCAATG